ATCCGCATTCGGCGATAAGGCTCGACGAGTTGTGCGACATCTGGATCGAGTGCGCGTGTCACTCGTATCGCACCCAAGTCTCCGAAGCCGGCAACGCCGAGCGGTGAATCGTAACGCTTGAAGATTCTTGACGCCTGAATGATCACCGCTTGTGTGATCGGTTCAGGCACAGACGGCCAACCATAGACAGCGGTCAGTTGCACCAATGCTTCTTGTCCGAAGTTTGCGTTCAATGTTGGGAACAGATAATCGCCGACCGCACGGATGCGCGTGAACGGAACAGTCAAGCCGTCAAGGATTCCGTTCGTTGGTTCTAGTTGGTAGTCGGTTGGTGTGAAGGTGACATCAAATACGCCGTCAGCGAGTGTTGAAGTTTTGAGTGTGATTGCGGTTGATGCGATGTCGTCGATCTCGCAAACATAAGAATCGTATGCGGTGAACACTCGTGTCGTGGCCGAGCCGTATGCCCAGAACTGTCGGTTCGCGTAACCGTCAATCAGACGCGACGCCGCACCAGCACAGTTGTCAATCAGGTCGTCGTCTTGTGTGTCGGCCGTGCCGATCCTGAGGGCGGCCTTAATTTGTATTCTGTTCGCGTAGCCATTGACGATTGCCATAGGTTCCTTATCTTAGTTCAGAGCGTCTGTGTTTGTTCGATGAACAAATCTAGTTGCTCAGCCATTGTCGGGAAGTAGTCAAGATAAGCCTGATACGACTTGCCGACTTCGACTTTCGCTTCCGCAACTTTTGATGCACAGTTCACAGCACCGAATACTTTCATCGGTCCAGAAGTCAGATGCGACAGATCCCAGCCATCGTTCTCAATGATGACAACTGGACAGCCACACAAAGTTGCCTCATGAACCAGCGCGGTGTATCCGTCAAAGGAGATCAGATACTCGGCTGACTGTAGAACCTCGGCCAACTCTTTGCGCGACGCAGGCCATTGATGCGTGATCTCTCTTGCACCGTCCGGCACATATCCTCGTGAACCTTTACCGACCCAAACAAGCACACCCGATCTTGCACCCATGCCAGGATGAAAGATGTCGGGTTCTAGATACGGGACATTCAGCACAGGACTTTTGTTGATGTTCGGATGCCAAACAAACTGCAACCCGTCCTTGTTTGCATGATTCAATAACCACCAAACGACACGACTTGAACCCGAAGGATTACCTTGAACGATCTCAGGATAAATATGAATCGCATCGTCGGGAATCTCAACACATTCAGGTACCGACCACGGATTGTCAACAAACGGACCATGAGTCATTCTCATCTCGGCTTGTAGTCCGCGGTCACGAAGAAGTTTGCCGAGCAGATACAGCACTCGAATCCCACCTGAGATCCGCCTGTAGTCAGGCGACCAGATCACATACGGCTTCATCAATCCCAACTCAGATCCAGTCTTCGTTGCAGATCCCACTGTCCTGCGTCAAGTCTTGCGTTGCGAAGTTTGAACAGTTCATAGTTTGAATTGAATGTCGCCGAGTTCTTCGCCTGATATGAAACATCAGACAAGAGGGTTGACGAGTTGTCATGCACGATGATGTTTTGTGATCTGCGAATTGTTTTGCCGAGACGCACGGCGCGACGCTCATAGTCGTTGTCTTCGAAGTATGCAGGATGGAACGCTTCGCAGAACAAGCCGACATCCTTGACCACCTCGGAACCGATCCACGCACACGCCCACTCTGGTGAACCAGTCAGATGAATCTCGTTCGGGTAACACTGTTCCCAGAACTGTTCAAGTTTGTTTGGCATGAACCAGGCGTCCGAGTTGAGAAGAATCCAACCCGCTGCGAACGGTGTCATTTTGATACCAAGATTCCAAGATGTTGCCACACCGAGATTGCTTGGCATGTCCAAGATGTAAGTTTTGCCGTGCCGACTGTGGCGTGGCATCACCAAACAATCCTCTTCAATCTTGCCTCCGTTGTCGATGATGATGATCTTGTCGACTGGGAAGTCGAGTGAATCTATGCACCGCTCGAGCAGGTCGTAGCGGTTTAGAACTGGGATGATTACGACCGGCACCATGCGGACAACTCCTTCATAGCGGGCTTCCAATACTGCTCAAATACGGTGTCGGCTCCGTACCCTAGGGCATGGGTGATCGCGTCCTCAGAACGGCCTCTAGGCGCGTCATAAGCCGCCTCAAGGGACTTCACGATGTCAGGCACATTCGGTGTGAAGAACCATGATTGCTGAGCCGCATCCCACCAAGGCTGACCTTCAACCGTCCAACCGTCACCGACCAGCTCAGGTTGCGCAGTGAAGTTCGAGACGATCACACGACAACCACACGATTGGGCCTCAACAACCGGGATCCCGAAACCTTCGCCCATACTGCAAGCAAGAAGAACATCGGATGCGGTATACATCGCAGCCATCATCTGTTGTGGCAGACCGTGCCGGTAGGCGTACTGGTCGACAACTTTGTATCGGTCTTTTTCTACACCGCAAGCATCAAGCAGAACTGGCAGGTTGATTCCAGCCATCGCACCATCAGGTTCGGTGTAGAGATAAAGAACCGCATCGGGTTTGTCTTTGGCAAAGATCGAGAACGCAAGAATGTTCTCGGCCCACGCCTTACGGGCAGGCTGTGAACCTTTGTTCGTTGCGACCATCGTGACGACGAATCGGTCTTCTTCCCAGCCCATGAACTCTCGGCCAGTCATCTGTTTGCCATTGTTAATAGTCACCGACTTCGTTGGTTGAAACACAGGCTCGATGGCGTGAGGAACATATAGATGCTCGACACCTGCAATGTCCATCATCCGTGAACCAAACTTCGACATAGCGATCGGTTTCACATTGTCGCGCTGCAAGAATCGCAACACATCTGGTGGCGTTGGCTGATGATCGATCGGAACCCAAGACGCAATGTTTTTGAGTTGTTTCAACGACTCAGACTTCAACACCCACACATCAAACAATGTCATCAACAATGTTGGCGTGGCGAGATCTTGCTGCGCCCATTCCATCGTGTGCGCGACGACCACATCGTCGGAATATGCGGCGAGTCCTTGTGGGTAGACCTTGAATCCGTTCCAAGTTGATGACGAACCAGCGAGTCCGTACATCGCATGGATCGCTACTTGGTGGCCTTCTTTCGCGAGCCTTTGGATGACTTGCGCGGTTTGCTGTCCGTAGCCGGTGGCGGCCCAAGGTGCGTTGGAATACCAGAGGATGCGGAGTCGGTCGGGATTGGTAAGTCGGATGTCTCTGGCAAGTGCGCTACGCCCGCCCGGATCAAACGCTCCGCCAATGCTCCTGGTATCTCGACTGGTACGCCCTTGACGATTACGACTTGCCACATGATCCTCCTAAGTTTAGTGCAGTAATAGAGAAAGCCTCGGCAAGTCCTGCACGACCTTGCCGAGGCTTAATCCTAGTCACAGTCCTTGCGGACTGTCATGTCTGTTTCAGTTTTGCTTCCTGATTATCAGGATGCGCCACCAGTGAATCTTTTTACATGGCTCGTCTGAATCAGTGCGCCGTCAATTCTGATTTGCGCACGGAAAGTCGATAAGCCTGTGCTGAAGGCGAAGTCATCGCTTCGCTCCAATTTGATGCCGCCGACTTGACGAACATAGTACGAAGGAAGGTGTCCGAAGATAACCGACTTCGCCGATGTTGCTGTATCTGCCATTGCTGGGTTCTCGAATACTGGGTATCCAAGAAGCAGATCTTGTGCATCTGCGCTGAGTGCTGGTTGGAACACATAGTTGCCCGCTGTGTCCTTGAGCTTGCGCATCTTGCCGATCGAGGCTGCATTCATCATGAAGCCTGAACCAGCCAAACGACGACCGGCTGTGTCTACCGAGTAGACCAAGTCAATCAAGTTGTCTGCTGTGAACGCACCCGAAACTGCTGTTGAGCCAGTTACGCCAGCCGCTGCACCTGTAACAATGCCGCTTGGTTGGGCGCTACCTGAACCAGTTGTGAGTGCTGCGTTGACGCGGAATCCGAGTTCGTTGCCGACCTGAGTCGCCAAGAAACCGAGGATGTCTACGCCACTGTCTTCGATCAACTCTTGTGAGAGTTGTACCAAGAACGCATACTTGTATGCACCGAGCGTCGTGAACGAGTTAAACACTGGATCCGACTCACTGATTGCTGTGCCTTCGCCAACGATTGCCGCAGTTGAATACTGGGCAAGTGATGGAATCTGAAGGTTTTCGCCTGATGCTGTGTTCAAGACCGTTGAAGTCTGGAGCATTGGACCAACAGTACGAGCAAGCATGATGACTTGGTCGTAGAACGATGTTGGAACTGGTGCGCCAGTCGAAGTCTTTACGACATCGCGCTTCTCAAACATGTGAGAACGGATCTCGCCTTTTGCCATCGATCGGATGACATCGTTGTCGTTGCGCTCTGCGCGTGGTGCGTCAGCGACAGGTCGAACCTGGTCTGCGAACTCGCGTGTTGCTGCATCCAAACGAAGTTCACGAGCCTCATCGGCACGAAGTTTTTCGATCGTTGCTGTGCGCTCATCAAGTTCTTTGCTGATGCGCTCATATGTCTGTGTCTCTTCTGCCGACAAGTCACGCTTCTCAGCGGTTGCGACATCAAGAATCTTCTTTGCGGCTTCCCACGCTATTGCGCGTTGTGCCATTTGTTGTTCAATGAATTGTTTCATGATTTTCTCCATGAGTAGTTGTTGATTGGTTGTGCGCAGGAAGTTGTATTCCGATGGCGCGGGACGCGGACCAATCTCTAGCCGTAGCGGGACGCTTACCGACAGACTGAACTATAGACGATGAACTAGATGTTTTTCAACAGTTCAAGTTTTTTCGCCAACAAGTTCACGGTGTGAGGCACTTTGGCTGGTTCGGCACGAAGTTTGCCGACCGCTTCGGCGAGAACATCGGCTGCGTCATCGGTCAAAGTGCCACCAGATTCAAGCATCGTGATCGCTTCAGCGAGCTTGTCTGCGTCAACACCCGTGCGCTTGGCAAGAATGTCCAACGATCGGACAGTGGCCGAAGTTGCCTTGTAGGCAGGGAAGCCAGTCACGACCGACACTTCATGCAAACGGACATTGCGTAGTTCGCGAGTCATGCCATCATCTGACCAACTGTCTCCGCCGGCAGGAACCGAGAAGCCGAACGACATCGAGTCGACATCGCCGCGCTTCATGAGAACGCTCAAGTCACGGCCAACTGTCGTGTCTGGTAGATCGGCGTTCACGAGCAAACCTTTTGAATCTTCTTCGAGTCGCAAAGTCTTTGACCGTGTCGAAGCAAGCAACATAGAAGAGTCGTGGTTCATGTACATCTTGATCGTGTTGCGACCTTTCAACGATTTGCGGAATGCACCTGGTGCGATTCGCTCGATGAATGGCAACGGTTCAGAATCAGAATTGAAAACCGCTGCATATCCTGTGAATGACATGCCGTCGCCTGTAGGGCCTGCGCGTAATTCAAACTCGTTGACATTGACACGACGCATCTCAACTTTGTTGTCTTCCATGCCAGGAATGTTAGCAAAGTATTCACTCTTGGCGCGATGGAAGTTGAACAATCCTCGTTCGTCTTTGATCGCGTTCGCTTTACGCTCGAACCAGTCTCGTGCCGGCTGAGGGTTCAACGGATTGATTCCCCACAGATAGTGTGCTACAGCACCAGCACCAGGGAACTGGTCGTTGCTCGCGTTTGAGTTCTTTGGTGCTTCCAGATCCACGGCATGGCGTTGCGCCCAAGCGTTCGCACGGATCACTTTGTCTTCCGTGATGTCGCCTCTCGCCATGTCTCGTGCCTCACGAACGGTTCTATCGACCAGCCCTTCACCCGCGAGACCTTGACCGTAGTAGTCCAATCCTTTTCTTGCCGCGCTGCGAATGTAGACAGGTATCTCAAGAGATACCTGCCGATCTTCTTCGTGTGGTTGCCATGCGTTGCAATAGAACCCGCCGTCAACATACTCATCCCATTTCTCACAATATGCCTTGAGGTTGTCTCCTTCTCCTTGGACATTTGTTTCGTCGTAGAAGTGACAGTTCCCGCAAGCACGACCTTCGGGAACATCAGGTGACAACGCTGGACGATAGTTGTCTGGTAGCGCACGGTCAGCCGCCGAATACTTCGGATGATCAACATGCAACAGATCGTTGTCCGTGATGTAGGCAGGATTCTCTGGACGGCCAACACGACTCAAATACATGAACGCATTCACTCGAGCCATCGCCCACTGCGCACGACCAATACCAGGACGATGCGAAGTCGAATACGCACCAGCACCACGACGATACACAGACTTCAAAACACCGAGCGTCACACGAGTCCACACAGGACGATTCTCTGCATCCATCTTCTCGTTGTGATCGGTCACCTTATTTCGCAACGCCGTCTCGGTTGCTTCATTGATTTCTATCCCGCCTTGCTTACCTGCCGCCGACCCAGCAGGATTCTTGTCGCTACCTGTGATCTGATCCTTCGGTGGTGCCGGTGCGCGTTCGCCACCTGGTTCCATGTCCTCGGCAATAGACACCGCAACCATCTGGTCAATCGCATCTTGTTTTGTTGTGTGACAGCCGATCACTTCGCCATCTTCTTTGATGGTTGCCCACCCAGAACAATCTGGAGACTTGTCTGTAATGAAGTAAGGCATCAGACCAACAATAATACTTCAGCGTCATCGTCAAGAATGCTGAATGTGATGGTGGATTCTGCTCGAGCGTTCATGCCACCAAACTTTGCGGAGGTTACTGCATAGCGTCGTTTCGGTTCAATGATGACAGGTTCGACAACTAGTTCAGGTTCAACCTTCTTGCGTCGTCGTGGTGCGGCGTACTGTCTTCCGCCGACAGGTGTTGGTTCTGGTGTCGGCTCTGGTGGTGTCGGTATCGAGTTGACTGTGGCGACAAGTCCGCCGAGGTCGGCTGTGGCGACCGCGTTCTGTTCAACCGCTGTGATCGCCGAAGCAACAAGACCGCCGAGGTTCGCTGATGCGCTCGCAGGTAGCACGACAGTTGCAGTCGCCGAACTGGCAAGTCCGCCGAGTTGTGCTTCGGCGGTTGCCGAAGTCGTGACGATTATTTCTGCAACTTCAGCAATCAGTTCACCGAGAGAAGCCGATGCGGAAGCGAAGTGTGTGACAGTTGATGTTGCGCTCGCCGACATTGCGCCAAGTGTCGCTGTGCCAGTCGCAGTTGTTAAGAACTGTCCGCCGTCAAGAACTTGTGCGCCGTCTAGTTGACTTGTGTCAAGGATGAATGCTGCACCACCATCTAAACCGAACGCGGTGTCATCAAGTGTTGATGGCCCGTCGAGCGTGAACCTGATCACCGCCATGGCGGTACTAACTTGCGACTGTTAGAGATGCAGACAGATTGCCTGACGAGATCGTGTAGGTGTCACCAGCGGTGTATGCGTTGCCTGTGATCGTGCCAGAGAACAAGAAGTTGCCAGTAGTCAGGCTGTCCCAAGCGGTGAAGTGTGTTGCGTCTTGTGAACCTGCGATATTTGTCCAACTGATATCGGCGTCTGATGTGATCGCACCAGCGGACGCCGCACCAAACGAAACCGATTTGCGTGTCGTCTCGGTTGCAGCGTTTGAAGTGCCGTTCGCACCTGGGTCGCCGACATGAAGTTTGATATACACCTGCGTCACTGCGTAAGAAGTGTTGTTGCCGAGCGCGTTAAGGAACGAGTTGCAAAGATAGTTTGATAAACCGACAGCCATTACTCTTCAACCCTTTCAGTGATCGTCAAGATACGGCCGTCAGAGTCACGCTCAACCGTTCGCACAGTCGGCTTGTTCTCAGGAACATTCACACGCACAACAGTCTCAGGAACATTGATCACAGGTGCAGCGACACTCACATTCGCCGGCGGAACATTCACGACAACCTCAGGCATCGTCACATTCACATCACGCTGGTTCACATCGTAGGTTGGTGCGGGTTCGGTGACTTGTTGCAACAGCACAGGTGCGACACCTGTGTGCGCGATCGGGTCAATGTCAAGTGCTTTCAATACTGATGCGGGTTCAAAACCTGCGTTGATGAGGCGTTGAGCCATCATTGTTTTGCGGTCAAGTTCTGTGAGTCCAGCCGCAGCAAGATCAACATTGGCGAGCGGTACACGGTAAGCATCGCCGCCTTCGGCTGGTCGGAGATCTTCGAAGCGTCGCACATCGTTG